AATGAAACAGCACGCACTCAAGCAGAACGTGCTGAAAAATTGCGCAACGACGTTGAATCAACGTCTTCTCCCAGCGCTCGTATTTGGCAAACCATGAATTATTTGGGGGGAAAGAAAAAGGGCAAAGCCAGTGATGAAGCCATCCGACATATTGAGAATATGAAGGAGTCAATGGCAGAAGATGCGGAGCAGCAAGTTGCCGATCAGTACCCCAAGGGAACACGATACGCAGGTCGTTTGTCGCGTAACCGCGCAGGATACGGTAAGCCTGTAGACCTACCAGCAGAAGGCAAGGCCCAAGGCGGCAAGGTCAAAGGCTACGCCTCTGGCGGCAAAGTCCGTGGCGGTGGTTGTGAGCGGCAGGGAAAGACCAAGGGGAGGTTCGTTTGAGAACTTCGCGTGGCATGGGTGACATTCGACCTGAACTGAAGAAGCGCCGTGACAACACTGACTTCCTTCAGGGCGGGAAACGCCATGCCCGCAGGGACAACACCGACTTCACGGAGTACGCCGAGGGCGGAAGGACGTACGCCGAGGGTGGTGGGCTCTATGCCAACATCAACGCCAAGCGCAAGCGGATTGCCGCTGGATCGGGTGAAACCATGCGCAAGCCGGGTTCTCCCGGCGCTCCTACTGCCAAAGCCTTCAAGCGTTCTGCGCTGACAGAAAAGTAAGCCATGACTACTTCAGGAACCGCATCGTTCAATATGGATTTGAACGACATTGCCGAAGAAGCGTGGAGTCGCTGCGGATCAGAAATTAGAACAGGTTGGGATTTGCGTACTACACGCATGTCGTTAAATTTGTTGCTTACGTCATGGGCCAATCAGGGCATAAACATGTGGTGCATCGAACAAGGCTCACAAGTCCTGACCGCTGGCACCAATACCTACACGCTGCCCGCCGATACGGTGGACTTGATTGAGCACGTGATTCGCACGGGTGCAGGAAATGTCTCTACGCAGACTGACCTGACCATCACGCGCATCAGCGTTTCTACCTACTCGTCCATCCCCAACAAGCTCCAGTCTGCAAGGCCGATCCAAATTTGGATCAACCGCCAAGGCCCTGCTCCGCAGTTCACGGTGTGGCCCACGCCTGACAATTCTCAGACCTACACGCTTGTCTACTGGCGGCTTCGCAGGATTCAAGACGCTGGTGCGGGCGGGACGTACACACAAGATGTACCGTTCAGGTTCATCCCTGCTTTGGTGTCAGGACTGGCGTATTACCTGTCCATGAAGATCCCCGGTGCGATGGAGCGAATGCAGGTGTTGAAGGCGCAGTATGATCAAGACTGGGATCTTGCCTCGACGGAAGACAGAGACCGCAGTGCAGTACGTTTTGTCCCAAGGCAAGCCTTCATTTCTTAATCATGCCCTACAAAGACCCGCTTGTCGCTAAAACTGTTAAACGTGCGTACTATTTGGCGCACAAGGAACAGTTTTATCTAAGTGGGAAGCGCCGCAGAGAAAGGCTTCAACAAGAGGCAAAGGCAAGAAAAGAAGCAGAAGCATTAATCCCAAAGCCAATAATCCAGCGAGCATGTGTAGATTGCGGTGTTGACATTACGTTCTTGTACAACCCAAAACACGGACCACATTGCAAACCATGCGTAACGGCTTATCACAAGGCTTATAGAGAAGCACACGCAGAAAAAATTGCTGCGCAAAAGTTAGAATGGAAGCAAGCTAACAGAGAGCACGTTGCGGCAAAAGACAAAGCGTATGCTGAAGCAAATCCAGAAAAAAGGACACTAGCTCGCAAAAAATGGATTGCTGCCAACCCTGGAAAAGACAATGCGGCAAAAGCCTTAAACGCACAGAAACGTAAGCAACGCATCCCAACTTGGCTGTCTGAGGACGACAAGTGGATGGTTGAGCAAGCGTATGAACTTGCTGCCATGCGGTCAAAGATGTTTGGGTTTAAGTGGCATGTTGATCACATTATTCCCTTGAACGGTAAGCGTGTTTCTGGTTTGCATGTGCCAACAAATTTGCAAGTAGTTCCCTGGATAGATAACCTCAAAAAGTACAACAAATTTGAGGTGACGCATGTCTAACCGCTTTGCAAACGGCGCAAAGGCATTCGGCTACTGCGATGTCTGCGGGTTTCGTTTTGACCTCAAAAAGCTCAAGAATCTCGTAGTCAAAACCAAGCAAACGCAGATCAAAGCGTGTCCTCAATGTTGGACTCCAGATCAGCCACAGTTGCAACTCGGGATGTATCCCGTTTCGGACCCCCAGGCCATCCGCGATCCTCGGCCTGACACGAACACTTGGTACTCGTCTGGCGTGACTGCCACGGGCTCGTTCGGTGGGGGTAGCCGGGTGATTGAGTGGGGGTGGAACCCTGTGGGTGGGTCCAGAAGTTTCGATGCCGCCTTGACGCCAAATGCCTTGGCACCAAGTGGTTTAGTAGGTACAGTCACAGTATCCGTTTCCTAAGGAGCGATGATGGAAAAAGCAATGCGCAAGGTTGCCAAGCAAGAAGTTGGCAAGCACGTGAAAGCCATGCACAGCAAGGGCTTCAAGAAGGGCGGTCCCACCTCTGAGGACCGTATGCGCCTGGGCAAGAACATGGCCCGCGCCATGAACCAGAAGTCGGGGTGAAACATGGGCAAGATCAAGCAACTTCCTCCGGCCAAGCAGGCATACCCTCAAGGCCCGGTCAACCCGCGTGACCTGTGCGTGGTGATGGGGAACATCTCCAAGGAGTCCGCTCCGGGTCCGAAGACCACCGGGATCAAGCAGCGTGGGTCCGGTGCTGCTACTCGCGGATTTATGTCTCGCGGGCCGATGGCGTAAACCATGAACTACACCGAGTTGAAGACCGCTGTTGAGGATGCCACTGAGAATACGTTCTCAGCGACAGACTTCGCCACGCTCACGCAGTTGGCAGAGCAGCGCATCTACAACTCTGTGCAGCTTCCTGCGCTGCGCAAGAACGTCACAGGCACGCTGACCAGCGGGAATCAGTACCTCTCGGCACCGACAGATTTCCTGTCTGTCTTCAGCATCGCAGTCATTGATGCTCTGGGAAACTACGAGTATCTGCTGAACAAGGATGTGAACTTCATCCGCTCGGCGTTCCCAAACCCCAGTACGACCGGAACTCCAAAGTACTACGCCTTGTTTGGCCCTGACTCGTCAAATTTAACGGAGTTGACCTTCATCCTCGGTCCTACTCCTTCTGCTGGGTTGACGGCAGAACTGCACTACTTCTACTACCCGGTGAGCATCGTGACTGCGGGAACGTCTTGGCTGGGTGACAACTTTGACTCCGCGCTGTTCAACGCGGTGATGGTCGAAGCCGCCCGGTTCATGAAGCAAGAGCAGGACATCGTCCAGATGATGGACAAGGAATACGCCCAGTCTCTGGTTCTGCTGAAGAACCTGGGTGATGGCAAGCAGCGACAGGACGCTTATCGCAGCGGCCAAGTGCGGACAAAAGTGGTTTAAGGAGTAAGAAATGGCTATTACCCAAGGAATGTGCAGTTCGTTTAAGCAGCAAATTTTGCTGGCTGAACACGACATGGACACGGATGTTTTTAAGATTGCGCTGTATACGTCAGCGGCAAATTTGGATGCTTCAACCACGGTGTACACGACCTCCGATGAGGTTACGGGTACTGGCTATACCGCTGGTGGGAACACGCTAACCGGCGCTACGGTGACGCTAACAGGCACCACGGCGTTTGTGGACTTTTCAGATACGTCATGGTCAACGGCGACCATCACGGCCCGAGGGGCGTTGATCTACAACTCCAGCAAATCCGACAAGGCGGTCGCTGTTTTGGACTTTGGGTCGGACAAGACCTCTACTGGTGGCACGTTTACCATCCAGTTCCCTGTCAACGATGCGACGAACGCCATCATTCGGATTGCGTAAGGAGGGGATATGGCAAGCAGTTTCCCCGGCGCACTTGACAACATCCCAGCAAACAAGACCAACTCAACAGTCAGTCTTGACAACCACGCGCCGCACCACAACGACCTTGCAGACGCGGTAAACGCTGTTGAAACTGCGCTGGGCGTAAACCTTAACAACGTTATCAGCCTGCCGCAGAACTCTCAAAGCGCGGCGTACACGCTTGTTTTGTCTGACTCTGGAAAGAGTATCGTCCACCCGATCACGGACAACAACGCCAGAACTTTCACGATTCCCGCAAACGGTTCGGTGGCGTACCCTGTGGGCACGGCGGTTACGTTCATCAACATGATCAACACCGTGACGATTGCCATCACTACGGACACGATGTACCTCGCCGGTACAGGAACCACGGGCAGCAGAACGCTGGCGGCTTACGGTGTGGCTACGGCCATCAAGGTCACCAGCACAAGCTGGATTGTGTCTGGCAACGGGCTCACGTAAATGAGCGGCGTACTGCACGGCGTTGTTGCTAGTTTGGCGGGGCGCGTAAGGGACGCGTTTTTCCGCTATGTCACCCTGCTGCTGAACACCAGCGCAACCAACGGCGCTCAGAACAACACGTTCCTCGACAGCAGCACCAACAACTTCAGCATCACGCGCAACGGCGACACCACGCAGGGGTCGTTCAATCCGTACATGCCCAGCGGGTACTGGAGCGGGTTCTTTGATGGGACGGGGGATTATCTGCAAATTGCAAACACCTCAGCCCTAAACTTTGATGGTCAGTTTTGTGTTGAGGGGTGGGTCAATTTTTCCGCTTTGAACACGCAAAACTTTTTGGTTTCGCAATTTAATGGAAGCGTCGAAAGCGGTTGGCTTGTCAGACACACAGGCACAAACCTGCGGTTATATGCAAGCGCTGGGGCCATCAATATTGACAGAGCGTGGACTCCAACAATAGGTGTTTGGTATCACTTCGCGGTAACAAGAGATTCAAGCAACAATGTCCGAATGTTTGTTGATGGGTCGCAGATTGGAACCACGGCAACAAGTATTACCAATAACCCGAGCACGGGCGACCCGGCGCGAGTTGGTGGGCATCCCGGCATCGCAACCGATACAAATGCCTACCTGTCAAACATTCGCGTGGTCAAGGGTTCCGCCGTCTACACGGGCAACTTCACACCGCCCACTACCCCGCTGACGGCCATCACGAACACCTCCCTGCTGTGCTTGCAGGACAACCGCTTCAAAGACAACAGCACCAACGCCTTTGCCATCACGGTGAATGGTGACACGCGCATCAGCAAGTTCGCGCCGTTCAACCCGCCAGCGTCTTACAGCACAGCCTCGCATGGGGGCAGTGGGTATTTTGATGGGACGGGGGATTACCTTGAGGCACCAAGCAACACAAACCTATCACTATCTACTTCGGCAACGGACTTTACAATAGAAGCATGGGTTAATCCAAATAGTTTTGGCGGCGCAATAACAACTATTGCTGCCCTTTGGCCTCAGTCTATTGGTGTTGATCAATATGTTTTGTCTGCAACTACAGCAGGTGTTTTAGGATTTTGGTGGAGACCTTTTAGTGATTCTGTTGTCTTTATTACGGGTGGAACGTTACCAACTAATGTATGGTCCCATGTTGCAATTACCAGAAGTGGCAATACATTCAGATTGTTTTTGAATGGAACACAAACCGCGTCAGGCACATCATCTGGAACAACGGGCGCTAACGCCGCAACATCAATAGGACGATATGGCGATGGCGCAACCGGTGCTTCACCTACAAGTTATTGGAATGGTTACATCAGCAACCTGCGCATCGTCAAAGGCACCGCCGTCTACACCGCAGCGTTCACCCCGCCGACCACGCCTCTCACCGCCATCACCAACACCAGCCTGCTGCTGAACTTCACCAACGCAGGCATCTATGACGCGGCCACGATCAACGATGGTCAGACCGTGGGCAATGCTCAGGTCAGCACCACGCAGGCAAAGTGGGGCACGACGAGCATGGGATTTGATGGCACGGGCGACTACATCCCCAAAGTAGACAGGCCTGAATTGCGTCTAGGAACTGGTGACTTCACGATTGAAGGCTGGGTGTACCTCAACGCTACAGGTGTGGCCTACGGGCTGGTGAGCAAAGGCACCGCCACCACGGGCTGGTCGGTCAACGTTACTTCGGGCAACAAGCTGCAGTTCAGCTACACCGCCACGCAACTGACAGGCGCTACCTCTCTGGTGTCGGGCACTTGGTACTACTTTGCGGTGGTTCGGTCTGGCACGGCAGCGGGCAACCTTCGGGTCATTCTGAACGGATCTACAGACGCCACCAGCGCGGGTGCGGTGAACGACAACTTCAACCAGACGAACGTGCTGTATGTCGGCGCTGACCGCGTGGCCGGTGCTGTGCTGAACGGCTACTTGCAGGACGTCCGCATTACCAACGGATACGCCCGCACGACCTCTACCCCCACCGCAGCCTTCCCGACGCTATGACGCTCTACAGCAAAAACGGCTCCATTCCGAAGCCTGAGACGGACGGCACACCCGGCTGGGTGGAGGTGCCTGAGCCTCCTGTGCCTGGAAAGGGCGAGGAAACGGTCTGGTGGTGCCCGCCTGGGTGGGTAGTGCGGCCTGTGGAGCCTGCGCCGGTCGAGGGCTATGTGTGGAAGTGGAGCCAGAGCGAAGGCAAATGGGTGGACTATCAGGTAGATCCTGAGCCAGCACCACCGCCTCCTCCTCCTCCTAACGGCACCATCACTGTCCCGGCTCCTCTGCCTAGCGGGAACGTAACGCTATGAACGTCAAGCCCGCCAAAGGCCCGGTTCGCTGGTGGTTGAAACTTACCGGCTTTGCGGGCATCACGCTGCCGCCGTTTGGGATTTACATTTTGGCCGAGCGGTTGACTGATGCCGACTTGATCCGGCATGAGCGGGTGCATTGGACACAGTACCAGCGCATGGGCGCGATCAATTTTTACCTGACATATCTGTGGCAGATGCTGCGCTATGGGTACTGGAATTCACCGATGGAGCGCGAGGCGCGAGGTGAATAGTGCCGACACAACTTTACGGCGACTCAACCTACGGTAACGGCACCTTTGGTGGTGACGCGCCGAATGACGCCTATGGTGCGTTTACCTACGATAGCGGAACCTACGGGAACCCAGCAGGCGGTTTAGTTGTTGTTACTGGTGTTCAGGCTACTGGACAGGTAGGAACCGTTGTCGCCACGGGCGGCGCACTGACAATTTTGTCAGGCGTTCAGGCTACCGGGCAGATTGGCAGTGTCACAGTCATTGCCACAACCAGTGTCACAGTAGATGTAACCGGCGTCCAGGCCACGGGGCAGGTAGGTGATGTTTCCGTAACAGGCGGCGCGATTGTTCTGCCTACGGGCGTTCAGGCTACTGGACAGATCGGCACGGTCACGGTAGACCTAACGCTCACTGTCCCGGTCACAGGGGTTCAGGCGCAAGGGTTTATCGGCACCGTCTCGGTCACGGGCAGCGCTATCATAGTTCCCACTGGCGTGCAAGCGCTTGGGCTGGTAGGATACGTCAATGTCTGGGGGCTGGTGCCCAACACTCAGAATCCAAATTGGACAGGGGTTGTAGACGCTCAAACGCCGGGGTGGGTTCCAGTACCAACAGTCCAAGGTCCGAACTGGACCCAAATGATCAACTGAGGTTCAAATGCCTTCATACACCACAAGCCTTCGACTGGTTCAGCCTGCTACCGGGGAGTACTCTGGAACCTGGGGTACGGAGGTCAACAACGGCCTGACGGCGCTGGTAGACGCTTCCATTGCAGGAACATCCAGCATCACGATGACGGCGGCAAATTTCACGCTGACCACGGCCAACGGAGCATCGGATCAGTCACGGGCCATGTTCCTTGTGCTTGGTGGTACGCCGGGGGCTTCGTTTGCAGTCATTGTCCCTTCGGTCAGCAAGCTGTACTTTGTGACCAACAACACGGGCTTTGCCCAGACGGTCAGAACTTCTGGCACAGGGATCTCGGTTCCCAACGGGGCCTCCATGACTCTGCGGTGCGACGGCACGAACGTGGTGGTGGCGCAGAATTATTTCTTGTTTACGTCAGGATCTGCGGCGCTTCCTTCTGTCGCATTTAGTGGTGACGCTGATACAGGCATGTGGTCCCCTGCAGCCAACACGCTGGCGTGGAGCAACAACGGCGCTGAAACGATGCGCCTTGACTCCTCCGGCAACCTCGGCATCGGGACGAGTTTGCCAGCACAACTGTTTCACGCTAAAAAAGATCAAGCGGCTTACACGTGGGCGAGAGTTGACAATCAAAGTAGCAGTGCAAGTGCCTACTCGGGTTGGATGCTCGGTGCTTTTGGAAATAGCTGGGGCATGGCGATAGGGTCAAGCGCAGCCAACTCAAATGCGCTGACTTGGGTTATTGATGCAGGCGGCACTAACAGCGAGAAGATGCGCCTCGACTCCTCCGGCAACCTCGGGATTGGGACGACTTCGCCGGGGGCAAAGCTAGAGGTTGCGTCCGGCAACGTTTTGCTTTCAAACACGCAGTCATACGCAATCAAAACGGCGGCTGGGGCGACTTGCGCCGTAGTTACGTTGACATCAGGCAATGTGCTCGAGCTAGGCGGGGGCGGCGCAACCGATAGCATTCAGTTCTGGAATCAGGGGCTTGAACGCATGCGCCTCGACTCCTCCGGCAACCTCGGGATTGGGACGAGTTCGCCAAGTGAAAGGCTCTCCGTCAACGGAAATATCAACCTTGTTGGAAACGGATTCCTGTATTCATTCAACGGCGGTAGCTCTGGTCAAGTTCGTGCTGGATTGCAATGTGATGGCACGAATCAGATAGTTGTTTTTGCAACGGCGACAAACGAACGCGCCCGCATCAACGCTTCCGGGCATCTGCTCTTAAATCAAACCAGTGCGGGCCTTGTAAATAGCAACTCATTTTCTCTAGAGGCATCAAACGGATACGCGGTATGGAACCACCCGTCAAGTGCCGCTTCTGGATCTTTTTTCCACTACTTTGGGCACAACGCCGGGACGATTGGCAGCATCACCCAATCCGGCACCACTGCCGTCCTTTACAACACTACCTCCGACCGGCGTCTCAAGACCAACATTGTTGACGCGCCTGAAGCCGCCGCGCTGATTGACGGCATCAAGGTCCGCAGCTTCGATTGGATCTCTGACGGCTCGCATCAGAGATACGGCATGGTGGCGCAGGAGTTGGCAGCGGTTGCGCCGGAAGCGGTGCATCAGCCCGCCGACCCCGACGAAATGATGGCCGTGGACTACAGCAAGCTGGTCCCGATGCTCATCAAAGAAATCCAGTCCCTCCGCGCCCGCGTGGCCGCTCTGGAGGCTGCATGATCACGCTCATTGCCCTCGTGTTTGCGGCCAGCTACGCGCTGTGGATCTTCTACCTCGCGGTCATGAACTTGAAGCGCGTGCGTGACGCGGGCAAGCTCGGCACCCTCTCCAAGGTGTTCGGCTATCCGGTGCTGCTGGTGGGCTACGCGCTGGATGTGCTGGTCAACGTCACGCTGATGACCGTGCTGTTCTTGGAAATCCCCCGAGAGACGACCGTGACCGCACGGCTCAAGCGCCACAACCGCACGGGCTCAGGCTGGCGTCAGCGGCTTGCAGCGTGGTTTGAGCCGTTGATAGACCCCTATGACCCCAGCGGGGATCACATCTAGGAAACAACATGCTTGACATCCTCGGCGGAGGCCTTCTCGGGTCTATCTTTGGGGGCTTGTTCCGCCTTGCCCCGGAAGTGCTGAAGTTCTTTGACCGCAAGAACGAGCGTCAGCATGAACTCAAGATGTTTGAGCAGCAGTGCCAACTGGAGCAACTGCGCGGTGCTCAGAAACTGCAAGAGATCGGCGCTCAGCACGGGATGGCCGTAGACACGGGCGTGCTGGATGCGTTTAAGTCGGCACTGGATCAGCAGACCGAAATGGTCAAAGTTGCAGGCGGCTGGGCGGCGTCTCTCAGCGCATCAGTTCGTCCGGTGGTGACCTACTGGATTCTGTTCATCTGGTCGTTTGTGCATATCTGGTTTGCATGGAATGCTTGGCTGCAAGGCATGCCGCCAGTGGAAGTATTCAAGACCGCCATGTCGCCTGACTTCTCAGCATTGGTTGCGGGCACCATAAATTTCTGGTTCCTTGATCGCGCCTTGAAGCAAAGGGGTCTTGCGTGAACCTCGACGTAGCCGTTGCCCTGTGCAAGCAGTTTGAGGGGCTGCATCGTCTTGGAAAGGACGGGCTGATCTACCCCTATATCTGTCCAGCGGGCTACCCCACCATCGGTTGGGGGACGGTCTACAAGCCTTCTGGCAAGAAGGTCACGATGGACGACCCACCCATCACCCGCGACATTGCCGACGCTTGGCTCATGGACGAGATTCAGCGGGTCTGTGCGTCTGCGGTGATGCGGCAGTGCCCTGAGTTGTTTGCCTGGAGCGTGACCAACGGAAACTGGCGGGCCTTTTGCGCTATTGCTGACTTCACGTACAACCTAGGGACAGGCAGACTCCAGACATCCACCCTTCGGCGCAAACTGCGTGCGCTTGATTGGGAAGGTGCCAAGGAGCAGTTGGCCCTGTGGGTGCGAGGGGGCGGGCGTGTCTTGCCGGGGCTCGTAAAACGTAGGGCCGCAGAGAGTGCGTTGCTGGGGTAAACATGCTCAGAAAATTGCAACTCAAGTCGGGACTGAACCGCGAAGGAACCCGGTATAGCACGGAAGGCGGCTGGTACTCCTGCGACAAAATCCGCTTCCGTTCAGGTCAACCTGAAAAAATTGGCGGCTGGCAGCAGGTTACGAACAGTCAGTTCCTTGGTATCTGCCGTTCACTGTGGGCTTGGTCATCTCTAGGTGGTGCGAGGTATGTCGGGCTTGGGACGAATCTCAAGTATTACATCGCCCTTGCTGGTGGCGGTTTGTACAACGATGTCACGCCCATTAGGGATACCGTAACGCTGACAAACCCGTTCTCTACAACTAACGGCTCTCCAACGGTAGCAGTGTCCGATGTCGCACATGGTGGGACTACCGGCGACTTTGTGACGTTCTCCGGCGCTACCGCAGTGGGTGGCTTGACTCTGAACGGCGAGTACCAGATCACGGTTACTACCGTAGACGCCTACACCATTACAGCAAGTTCCAATGCTTCATCCACTGCTGGCCCCGGTGGCGGCACGGTAAATGCGGCATATCAGATCAATGTCGGTGATGAGATCCAAACGGGCATTTCCGGTTGGGGCGCAGGGCCTTGGAGCGGTGGTGGCTGGGGGGTTGGAGCCACAAGTACCACAAGCATCCGCATTTGGAACCATGACAATTTTGGTGAAGACCTGATCTACGGCCCCAAAGATGGGCCTCTGTACTACTGGGATCAGACGGCGGGGTTGACTACCCGAGGTGTGGCGCTGTCTTCTTTGTCTGGTGCATCTGACGTTCCGACAGTTCAGCATCTTGTTCTAGTGTCTGACACTTCCCGTTTCGTGCTGGCGTTTGGATGTAACGACTATGGATCGGCTACTCAAGACACCATGCTCATCCGCTGGTCGGACCAAGAAAGTGCAGTGAACTGGACTCCTGCGATAACCAACCAAGCGGGCAGTCTGCGGCTTTCTCACGGCTCAAGAATTGAAGCTGCCGCTCAGGTGCGGCAAGAGTTCTTGGTGTGGTCTGACACCGCTCTGTACTCGCTTCAGTACCTCGGCCCCCCGGTGGTGTGGGGATCTCAGCTTCTGTCAGACAACACTTCAATCGTGAGCGACAGAGCCTGGGCCACGGCTTCTGGTGTTACCTACTGGATGGGTAACGGCAAGTTTTACCGCTACGACGGGCGCGTGGAAACGCTTGTCTGCGATGTACGACAGTACGTTTTTAGTGATTTCAACACCAACCAGACTGAGCAAGTCTTTAGTTCCACCAACGAGCAGTTCAATGAAATTTGGTGGTTCTACTGCTCTGCAAGCTCTACGGTTGTGGACCGTTATGTGATCTACAACTACGTTGAGAAGGTGTGGTACTACGGCATGATGGGCCGTACCGCTTGGATTGACACCAGCGTTGCCAGCGATGTGCCGATGGCAGTTGATTACAACCGGCGCTTGCTTAACCACGAAACCGGAGTGGATGACAACGCAACAACCACAACGCTCCCCATTGAGGCGTACATCACTTCGTCAGAATTTGACATTGACGATGGGCACAACTTTGGGTTTGTGTGGCGTGTTATCCCTGACGTAAATTTTACGGGGTCTACCGCAACCAGCCCGACGATGAACTTGACACTTCTGCCTTTGCAGAACTCAGGCTCAGGGTATACCCGAGGCATCACGCCGGTTGCGTCTGTGACTTCGGATATGTCAGTGGCGGGTGATAATTCTTACCCGGTCATCAGGAGTACAACGATTCCGGTAGATCAGTACACGGGCCAAGTCAACATCCGTGTTCGTGGAAGGCAGATGTCCATTAAAGCGGCGTCTGATCAGATTGGCGTGCAGTGGCAGTTGGGTGCGCCCAGAATCGATCTCCGAAAAGACGGGATGAAGTCTTGACGTAAGATCGGATCATAAAGTATAATGGGGCTTTTGGAGCTTTGTTATGACAAGGTTTATAGATCGTACTGGTCAACGTTTTGGGAAGCTAATTGCTATTGAGCGCAATGGAACTAACGCCTCAAAAAAAGTGCTGTGGCGTTGTCAATGCGATTGTGGAAATGTTTCAAATGTAGATGCTTGCTCTTTAGTTACTGGGAATACGACATCTTGTGGTTGCATCATTCCAAATTTCAAACATGGCGGTTGGAATAAACCCTCATACAATACATGGAGGGGTATGATGCGTAGATGTTATAACCCAAAAGACAAAAATTTTCCAACATATGGAGGAGTGGGCATTTACGTACATGCTTCATGGCATGATTACGTAACTTTTGCAAAGGATGTTGGAGAGCCGGTTGGAGATCAAACACTTGACCGTATTGATCCACATGGCAATTACACGCCAGAAAACTGTCGTTGGGCGTCTTTGACTGAGCAAAATAGAAATACTAGGATGTCCAAAAGAAACAAAAGTGGTGTACGTGGTGTGTTAAAAATTGGACCAAGCTGGTATGCTCAAATAACGGTTAGAAAAAAAGTGTTCAGGTCTAAAGCTCTTCCTTTTATTGAAGAAGCGGTAATTGCAAGACAAGAACTTGAACGTCTGCATTGGGATGTTCAATGACTATCTGGTCAACCATCATCAAGCGCTTTCGAGCGCCGCCGCTGCCCAAGCCTACGCAGGATTACGACAAGGGGTACTTGGATAACCTCGTTAACATCCTTCGCCTGTACTTCAACCAACTAGACAACCTGCTGGAGCAGATCGTGACTACAACAGGAAGCGCTGTGCCAGTCTCCATCGGCGGGACCAACGTCGATGCGTTTGGACGAGTACGTGTAAGCGCACCGTACACGCTGTTTGACTCTCAAAACCGCTACGCTATTGACAATCAGTTTGACACCAGCACAGCCACTGGGGGCTCAACCACGTACCTGCCCAACGAATCATCGGTGAGGATGGATGTCACCACCTCAAGTGGTTCTGAAGTTGTAAGGCAGACTTACAGGTGCATGCCGTACCAGCCGGGTAAGGGGTTGTTGTGTTTGGCTACGTTCGTCATGAACTCCCCCAAGACCGGGCTTCGCCAGCGGGTGGGGTACTTTGGAACCCAGAACGGCGTGTTCCTCCAGCAAGCAGACAGCACCGTCTCGTTTGTTTTGCGGTCTTACATTTCAGGGTCTGTCAGCGATGCGCGGGCGATTAACCAAGCAGACTGGAACGGCGACAAACTTGATGGCACTGGCGTATCAGGGTATACCCTGGACCTGACCAAAGCACAAATTTTGTGGATGGACTTTGAGTGGCTTGGTGTTGGGTCTGTTCGTTGCGGGTTCATCATTGACGGGCAGTACATCGTCTGCCACACGTTTGAGAATGCAAACGACATCACTTCTGTTTACATGACCACGGCAATTTTGCCGGTCAGGTATGAGATTACAAACACCGCAGCAACTGCAAGCGCTTCTTCCATGAAGCAAATTTGCTCCTCGGTGGTTTCAGAAGGTGGATACGAGCAGACATCCATTGAGCACGTTGCCCGCAGGACAACGACCAGAACTTCGATTAGCACGACCTTCCTCCCTTTGGTGTCTATCCGGCTGGCTTCCACCGCGCTGAACGCAGTGGTGCTGCCCGTAAAATTTAACGTGATGCCGACCTCAACTGGGGATGACTTTGAGGTTATCCTGGCAAAGAACAGCACAGGACTGACTGGGGCCTCTTGGGCTGCGGTCTCAAGCGATGCCAACGTGGAGCAGGACACTTCTGCCACGGCCATGACGGTGGGCACCATCGTAGACCTACAGTACGTGAAAGCCTCTAACCAGTCCAGCGGGTCGATCAACCAGCCTGCGGCGTACAACTGGGATCTTCAGTTGGGCTCCTCCTTGACGGGGACGAGTGATATCTATACGCTGGGCATCCGGGTGCTGTCGGGCTCCTCCGGTGCGGCCATCGGGTCTTTGACCTTCTACGATTTGACGCAGTGATAGGTTAATTGGGATCTGACATGACACTCGAACAACAACTTGCCGACTACTGGAGTAAGGCAGGTATTGGCTATGACATTAAAGGCACAAACCGCGCCGCAGAATTGGCTGGGATATTACAAAAAAACAGTATTCAAAGTCTTGCTGATCTGGGCAAGTTTAGTGTCAAACAGACGCCGTACGAGAGAGACGTTACCAAATGGGACGAAGGTGGGACTTGGACAGAACGAGAAAAAGGAACAGAAGCAAAACTGTTGTACGGCGACCAAGCATTTGGACGCTTAGGCGGTATTGGTAGCGGCACACAATGGGCGGTAAATGAAGTAATTAGAGACGTAAACGGAGACGCAATTCTTGGTCCTAATAATGAATTGCAGTATCGTCAGCCGGAATCTTTACTACAAGTAGCGCCAAACGTCTACACTATTGCAAGTTCTTCAGCGGGCAAAGGGGGCGGTGTTAATTACAACGCTTACTTTGACGATCAAGGAAACTTAAAAACCATTGTTCCTCAATGGGAGAAAAGTGAAAGTAATTGGGCTGGGCTTATTCCGGTCCTTTCACTTGCGGCTATGCCTTTTACTGGAGGGCTTTCCGCTGCTTTGGGCGGCGGCGCTTCTACGCTCGGTTCCACTATCGCAGCTAATGCTTTGGTTCAAGGCGGTATTGGTGGGTTAGGATCGCTTGCCCAAGGCGGTGATTTCCTAGAAGGCGCACTGAAAGGCGGGGCAACAGGAGCTTTTACGTCAGGTATTGGCTCTGTTGTAAACCCAATTGCAAGTTCTATCGGTGCTGACGTACTGAATGCTACGGACAGCAAGTTCCTTAGCGATATTGTCTCCGGTGCGGTAAAGGGCGTGCCGGGTGCGCTGATGTCTGGTGACGCCAGCAACCTGTTGACGGGCGCTGTGACGGGAGCCGTGGGATCTCAGGTGGGAGAGCAGCTTGGATTGACGCCTCAGCAGGGACAAGCGGTTACAAGTGTTGCCTCTAAGTTGCTCCAAGGTGGCGACCTGAGCCCAGCCGATCTTCTCAGAATCGGTACGTCTTTTGCTCCCGGTCCTGCTATGCCCGGAACCACCGGGAATGAGATCACGGAAGGCTTCTTTGAACCGGGTGGCCCAGGCTTCATGCCTACGGAGTACCTTGACGATGCAGAAGTTGACCGCGAAATGCGTAGTCTGCTTGGCAGGTATCCAGCACCACAGCCGCCTAGTGACTGGTTCCTTGGCGAGAACATCGCATCTGGCATCCCCGAATGGGACATGGCAGCGGTCAACGCTGGACTTCCCATTGGCAATCTGGAGCAGGACTTTTTCGTAGCACAGACGAAAGAAGGCCCACAGATCGTAGACAACGCAGGCAATGTCGGCAATTTTGTCAACGGTGAGTTTGTGGTGGATACGGGTGTTACACCAAACCTAAGCTACGCTGCCACTAACGCCCCAGCACCCGCACCATCCGCTCCACCCAGCAAAGCCCCTGCTCCCAAGGCACAATCGGGCTTTGACCCTCGGTTGTTTTCATTCTTGATGGGCATGATGAACCAAGACGAGGACAAGCCTGATTCGTATCAGGTAGCGCAAATTAACACGCCAAGCCCGTTTGGAACAATTTACGACCAGCAGCAAGATCTGTTGGGTTTGATGGGAAGAGGTTGATATGGCATACACCGACGAGTTTGGTAACATTTTTGGGACCGCAGA